GAGTTGTCTGCTGTGAGCGGTGTAGCGATCAACGCTGTTACCGGGCGAGTCAACCAGTTGCTCGGAATTGGCCAGCTCAAGACCAACGGCAAGCGTAGATGCTCTGTGTCAGGTCGGGTTGTGTGGGTGCTTGTGGCATGAGTAACGATCTACGCAGAAAAACTGCAGAAGCCCGCGAGCTGGAAAAGCAGATTGATCAGTTTGAACTGAACGGCGGCAAGATCACCAGACTAGGAGCTGTTGCATCGGAAAGGTCTGGCGGCACAGAAACATGGTTCGACACCGGAGAGACGTTCATGGAAAGCGTACGCAAGGGAATCAAGCGAAGCAATGACGTGAGGCGCAAGGTATGAGCGAGGGCTGGCTATGCCGTGATGAGCGCATGCTGGATGCGTTTGTTGGCCACATAAAAACCAACTGGGACTGGACCAAGCCGCTATTGGTCAAATGGCAGAACGGGAAAATGAAGTCTTATGGCCAGATAAGTCTGGCCCATGTCTGGTTTCAGGCTATGGCAGATCACGTCAACAAAAAACAACCTGGTCATGACTTCACCAAGGAAGATATTAAAACCGAGTTGAAGCGGCAATACGGCATCAGGCTGACAAAGCCGAACTTCATGACGGGAAAGGAAACGGTCTACCTCAAGAGCTTGGGCGATTACACCAAGGGCGAGATGCATGAGTTTATGGAAAAGGTAGATCGGTATGCCGTCAGCATTGGCTGTTTGCTTCCGGTGCATGGCGAGTACGAAGAACTGGCGCGGAGGCAGGTGGCATGAAACAGTGCAAGAAGTGCGGCTCAACTGAGATGGTCAAGCGAGGCGATGCCTGCCGACCATGCACCTATGACAGCAACAACGCCAGATACCAACGCCAAAAGCGCATGAGGGAAATCTTGGCAGCTTGGGAAGCAGGCCAGATCGTGGCCAATCTTGATCGGGTTACCGCTGAGATCCTGCACAAACGGTGGGCGGCATGAAGGGATCAAGCGTCAGCGCAGCATCAAAGCGGTTCCATGAGCAGCTGGCCAGCATCGGGTGCATAGCTTGCCTGAAGGATGGGCGGCACAACCCGATTGTCTCCATACACCACATCGAAGGGCGTACAAGACAGGGGGCACACATGAAGGTCCTGCCGTTGTGCGCCGGCCATCATCAAGACGGGACGGGTGCGCCTGGGTTGGTGGCGGTTCATCCGTGGAAGCGAAGGTTTGAGGATATGTACGGAAGCCAAGAACAGTTACTCGCTGAATGTCTGGAGATCATCAGGCAGAGAAGCATCAGGATGGCGCAAGCATGAGATGCCTAGAGGACATGCACCAGCGTGCACTGTTCGGGTGGGCATCAAATGCGGTTATTGGCGGCATCAGCGTGGGTGACTACCTGATCGCAATACCAAACGGCGGGCTTCGGAACAAGAAAGTCGCGGCACAGCTCAAAGCGCAAGGCGTAAAGGCTGGAGTCAGTGACATATTCCTCCCGGTGCCAAGATCCACCATGCATGGACTCTGGATAGAGCTCAAGACACCAAAGTCAGCACAGGGGCCGGCAGGCAAACCTTCGGCACTGCAGATCGAATGGCTGGACAAGATGGGGGGCCAAGGCTATGCCGCAGTGATCTGCTACGGCTGGACGGCGGCAATGGACACAATCATCGCGTATCTGGAGAGCTAATGGCACTCACACCCAAGCAAGAAAATTTCTGTCTGGCGTACCTTGAAACGGGTAACGCTTCCGAGGCGTACCGGAGGGTTTATAAGTCGCAATCCATGAAGCCAGAAACGGTAAACCGCACAGCAAAGGCCATGCTTGATAACCACAAGATTGCCGCAAGGCTTGCCGAACTGCGTGAACCCATCCTGAAACGCCACGCAACCACGGTGGATGATCTAATTAGAGAGCTTGAAGAAGCTAGGCAGCTTGCTTTAAGTATGGCCGCTTCGGCACCTGCAGTGTCAGCCACGATGGGCAAAGCGCGCATCCTTGGCATGGATAGGCAGGTTATAGATCACAAGATACAAGTGGTCGATGACGGGTCGAGTCAGTGGTAGTAAACCTTGCTAATTTCAGGGCGCATGTAAAGGCAAAGTCTCCGGCTTTTGTCCCTGCTTTTGTCGATCAAAGCAGGTACCAGGTGCTATATGGCGGGGCTGGCTGTGTGCATCCTGAGACTAAAATACACACAGAGTACGGGCTTATTCGTATTTGCGATATAGATCGCCCAATGCGCGTTCTAAGCTGGGATCGGAAAAATCAGAAATTCCAGCTTTCTCTAAGTGGTGGCAGCTTCCCAAAAGGTAGGGGGAATCTATACCGCATCGTAACGCAGCACGGAGAATTTCAATCAAGCGCGCATCACCTTGTTTTACTTTCAACAGGTGAATATCGACGGGCTGATAGTCTTCAGATCGGCGACGAGATAAGTCTAGCGCAGCCTTCCCAATCGCTGACCATTGAGGAACATTGCCGGTTATTGTCGCTTTCAGATGATCCGCATTATTCTCAAAAAGTCGTAAATTATCTGGGTGATTATGCAAACGAATGCCGTCGATATGATCCACAACCTCATGAGAATGGAGATTACGCCTTATTCTCTGAGCCAAAATTAAACGATGCTCTAGCACCCTGCCATTCTTGTTCGCCATTAATTGGAAATCCCTCGGGCATATTACAGAGGCATAGCCGTCCTTGTTTATGTGGCGACCCGTCTTGTAGAACGTGTTTCTGTGCGAAGGGACAACGCTTTGCTGGCGACGAGGCAAGCCATAGCGAAGCATCATCTTCTGGATATATTTCACGTTCTCATTTAAATGTTCTGCAATCTCGCCAGATGACAGCACTCCATCGCAAAGAGGAATTATCCGGAGAAGCCTATCAAGCGCCTTTTGGTCTTTTGGGTAATTCATCGCTCGAGCCCTCAAATTGTGAAGCTATATTATCCGGCTCCTCCCTTGTTAAGTCAATAGAAGTTGTTGAAATATCTGAATATTGGTGTATGCAGGTTCTTAACACCAATAACTACATTTCAGAGGATGGCGCTATTCATCACAATAGTGGCAAATCGCATATAGTCGCAAGGAAGATTCTTTACCGCCTGCTGAAAGAACATGACGTAAATCACAACTTCTTGGTGATCAGGAAGGTCGACAGGACTATCAAGCGGTCGGTGTTCAGGTTGATCCGCAACATCATCAGCCGCTGGAAGCTGGCAGATCAGTTCGAGGTTAACCTCACAGACAAGACAATCATCTACAAGCACAACGGCTCACAGATCATGTTCAGTGGGCTTGATGATGTTGAAAAGCTCAAGTCAATCGAGGGTGTTACGTCGATCTGGGTCGAAGAGGCAACCGAGTTAACGCAAGAGGATTTTGAACAGCTCGACTTGCGTTTGCGCGGCGATCACGGATGCCTGAAGCAAATCATCCTCACGTTTAACCCGATCAGTGAACAGCACTGGATTAAAAAAATCTTTTTCGATGACCCTATACAGGGCGTTTTCACCCTGCACACAACATATCTGGATAACGTATTCATTGACGACGAATACAAGATGGTTATGGAAAACAAGAAAAAGACCAATCCACGCTATTACAACATCTACGCGCTGGGCAACTGGGGAACCGCTGAAGGTCTGGTATTCACAAGGGCTTTCGCTCGTGCAATCAGGCAAGAGGAAATACTGGGGCTCAGGTGCATGCAGGGCTTGGACTTTGGCTACACAAATGACCCGTCAGCATTCTGCCAGGTGTATGTTGATCTGAATAATATGCGCCTGTATGTCTATGACGGATTCTATGAGCATGGGATGAGCAATGCCAACATAGCCAAAAGAATCACCGACATGAAGGCGCACAAGCACAAGACCATCGCTGACAGCTCGGAGCCGAAATCCATTGATTACATCAAGTCCAAGAGCGTCAGGATAGAAGGGGCGGCGAAGGGCAAGGACTCTGTGTCTGCCGGGATCGACTTCCTGTGTGAGTTTGAAATCATCGTTAACGCGCACCTTGTCGAGTTTATGACGGAGTTTGGAAACTACAGCTGGGCGCTGGATAAAGAAGGCAAACCAACAAACAAACCAGTGGATGACTTCAATCATTTTATTGACTCGCTCAGGTACGCAGTCGAACCCCTCACCCGCAACCAGTCCACGATTGCGCCGGTTACTTTTTCTCTCACTACAGGGACAAACGCATGACACGCGACGAAGCTGAAGCCTTGCTTGATAAGGCAATCAATGATCCAGCGTTATGTGAGAAACTGTTATACCTTTTGCGGTGCGATAAGCTGGCAGTTGTCATGTACAGGCGGCGTGTTGCGGCAAAGCTGTTAGCTGAAGGCATGCGCAAGCGTGACGTTATCGAGGCGCTGATGGAACGGCTGGGCGTATCAAGACCAACTGCATACAGGCTAATGGAAGATGAATAACTGGACGGATCAAAAGGCAACGCAAAAGCTGACAAAAAAGCAGATAAAGAAAATCACGGACAAGGCATATAGCGATATGATCGGACTGATCTTGGTGGAAAAGCTCCCGCCTCGTGAGGCCATTGCAGCCGCCATTGCAGCATGGGAGCCAGCGTATTACGAGGTGCTATCAAAAGCATTCAGTGACACGCTCCAGAAGTCGGTTGGTGTGGATGAGATCAAAGCCTACCGAGTGGGCAAGGTGAGGCTATCAGACAAGCTCTACAAGGATGCGGCAATCGTCACCCGTGATGTGGAGAACATCGTCAGGAAGCACGCGCAGGGCTGGCAGGACGTCAAGAAACTCTCGCTTGATCTGTTCGACGGTTACGCGCCGATTGCCGAGCCTATCAAATGGAATCCACGCAATACAGGTATAGCAAAATCAATCCGAGAGGCCGTTCTATCCGATCACCCGTCAAAGTCGGCAATCATCAAGATCACCAAGCGGTATGCTGACTCACTTAAAACCCCGGCACTGCGGGCGGCGTACATGGAAGCGCTGGACGCAGCTGAAAATGGTATCGGAGGACACAGGCTGAAAAACAAGCTGGACGTGGCATTCAATGAAAAGATGCGCTACAACGCCAACAGGATTGCGCAGACTGAGATGCACAAGGTCTGGCAGAACGCACAGCTTGAAGAAATACAGGATGATCCTGAAATAACAGCCGTCCAGTTCAAAATGTCCAGCACTCACGCTGTCGAGGACATTTGTGATGTTTACGCAAGGCAGGACAAATACGGGCTTGGTGTTGGCATGTATCCAGTGGGTAAAGCCCCAGTGCCGCCTCTGCACCCGTTTTGCCGGTGTCGGCTGGTTACCAAGCGGGCAGTGGATGGAACGAAAGGCGTAGAGGATGCGGATTCAGAGCGCAGGTTCCTGCAAGTTATTGCAAAGAAAAATGCACAACTGGCAGGCAGGATTGCTGGATCACAGAGCAAGCTGAAATCTATCCTCAAAGGTTCTGATTTTACTGAGGTGCAGAATGCCAGCCGCGATCCAGTCCACGCAATAAGGCAAGTGGGTGGTGCGCCGCCTGTTGTGCCTCCCGTTAAGGCGAATCCGAAACCAACAAAAACGAACCCAGTTACGCCAAAGTCGGCAGATATGAGCTACACACCAAAAACAGAAGCGGAGCTTCGTGTGATGGCGGCTAACGATTTCAAAACGGCAGCACAAGCGGCATCACAAGAACTCATAGAGAAAGGAAGGCTATCGGGGCGAGAGGGCGCAATTGTACTTGATGACGCTGGCGGGACTATTTTAAAGAAAGGGGGAAATGAAAACTCTGTTTTGTTCACGCAGGCAGAAATGCAGGACATTGCAAAGAATGGCGCGCAACTGATTCACAACCACCCGGGCGGCTCTCCGCTGAGTATTGAAGATATAATTATGGCGGCACGCGGTGATTTTGGAATCACAGCAGTTTCTTCTGCCGACTTTGCTTCGTCATTCACAGCGCGAACATACAAAATTGCAAAAAACAGAGTTAACAGCTTCCAGTCATACATTTTATCGGCTGAAAGTATGTTTGACTCGGCAGTGCGACCCAAGATGATTGCCGCAATTAAATCCGGTGATTTAACGATACATCAGGCAGAAATGTACCACCAGCACCTACAAACAAAGATATTCCAAGAGTTGCGGCTGCTTGAATCTTACGACTATGATATTACCGAATCCCCGATTGAGGGGCTTGACGTGAGGGTATTTGCATCTGTTGAGAAAGAGGCCGATTTCATTGATTCAGAGGCAAGCATGATCAGAAAAACGCTTATAAACATGAGGAACTTCTAATGGATTACATTCTGGTCGACTTACGCAGCACCCAATACAGCAGCGAAAGTGAAATCATTGCCGAGATCAAGGAAGTCGAAAAGCTACCGAAAACACCGGAAACAGAAAGGGCTTTGATGCGGCTTAGATCATATCTAG